TGGTGCGTCAGAAGACACATGGGGCACGAAGCTAAATACAAACCTAGACACCATCGATGCACAGCTTAAAGCTAACGCTGATGCGGCGGCGGCCTCACTACAGACCTCAGACATCGGTTCATCTGTTCAGGCATACGATGTAGACCTAAACACTCTAGCGGCTCTCGATCATTCAGATGGTAACTTCATCGTTGGCAATGGTACGACTTGGGCGGCAGAGTCTGGCGCTACGGCGCGATCTTCTATTGGTTTAGGTGCTAGTGATAGCCCAACATTTGCCACTGTTAATATGACTACTGCTGATCTTGGTAACTGGACTGTTACTGAATCTGCTGGCGTACTTTATTTTGCTACATCTGGCGTGAATAAGATGAAGTTAGATGCTTCTGGCAACTTAACGGTTGTTGGTGACGTAACAGCAAGCGGTACAATCTAAGGAGTTTAGAATGGCTCTTCAGACTTCAGGCGCAATCAGTCTAATTGATATTGCTACAGAATTTGGTGGCACTGCTCCACACTCTATGAGTGAGTATTATGGCGCGGCGGCAGGTATTCCTGCATCTGGTGCTATAAATATGAAAGGTTTTTACGGAAAGTCTAGCCAGTTTACATTTACTATCTCTAGTAACCAGACAAACGCATCTTTATACAATCTGGCTGTTAATGCCGGATGGGATGGCTCATCTAACCTACAGGTTACAATTAACTCTGGTGTATACATTAGCTCAAACTCTACCGGCACTCCTGCACTTACGGTTAATGGTTCGTTCCCTGCTGGGGTAACGCTTGTCAATAATGGTTATATTGTTGGCAAGGGCGGCAATGGCGGACAAAGTGCGACAACTGATTTTAATCCACCTGCTTCTGTGGCTGGGTATGCTGGCGGCGGTGCTTTGTCAGTATCATCAGCTATCACTATCCAGAATAACGGAACTATAGGTGGAGGTGGCGGCGGTGGCGGCTGTGGCGGCATGGGTAGTAACGCGGCTGGTGATACATTTTATCGCGGAGGCGGTGGTGGTGGTGGCCGATCTGGCACAACATCATCATCGGGCGCAGCATTAAGTGGCGCATCTGGTACTACGTCCGGCGGCGGTGCTGGTGGCGGTGGCCAGTCTGGGATTGGTGGTACTGGTGGTACTGGTGGTAACTGGGGAGCTGCTGGTGGTACTGGTGGTGCTGGAGCGTACCAAAACTACTTCAACGTGGCATACCGCAATAAGGCAGGAGGCAGCGCAGGCTACGCAGTATCAGGAAACGGCAATATAACTTGGAGTGCTACAGGCACTAGATTAGGAGCAATCTCATAATGAGCATTACATATAATTACGAAATCATCGCTGTAGATGAGGAAGCAGGTGTGATGGAGATTGTCTACACTGCTGACGGCCATCCTACACAGCACATTGGCGCACGCTTACCTGCTGAAGGTGAGCTACTTGAAGATGTAATTAAGACGTATGCACCAGTTAATTTCTGGATTGAATTATCTGTTAAGCGTCAGCCAGTTCCTGTTGGCCTATCTGGTACAATAGAGCCTATTACCGAAATAGTAGAACCAGAGGTGGTGTAACATGGCAGATTCAACTACTACTAACTACGGCTTAACTAAGCCTGAAGTTGGTGCTTCTGAGGACACTTGGGGCACTAAGCTCAACACAAACCTAGACACTATTGACGCGCAGATGAAGGCTAACGCCGATGCGATCAATAACATCGAGCTATTCCCTACTGGCACTGCAATGCTGTTCCAGCAGACATCTGCGCCTACAGGCTGGACTAAATCGACCACACACAATGACAAGGCTCTGCGTGTTGTGAACGGCACTGTTGGTACTGGCGGTACGACTGCATTCTCTACTGCGATGGGTACTCCATCAGTAAGCGGTACGGTAGGTATTTCTGGTGCACCTGCGGTTGGCACACTTGCAGTTAGCATTAGTGGATCTATTAGCGGAACTACACTTAGCACAACAACAATGCCAAGTCATACGCATGGAATATCTGCATATGCAAACCAAGCATATGGTGGAACTCCATACTCTACTAGAGTTACAGGGAATGGCACAACGTCAGTTGGCACTGCATCAACAAACAGTACAGGCAGTTCTCAATCACATAGTCACAGCCATTCATTAAGTGGCTCTTTAACTGGTGCGCCGTCTGTAGGTACACTTGCAGGTAGCCTAAGCTCTGCAACTGCGGCAATTAATGTACAATATGTAGATATTATTATTGCTACGAAGGATTAATTGTGAAGCTGGAAGTTAAGAATAACTGCCCATTAAATAACTTTGAGCCATGCAAGATGTTTGAATGTGCATGGTTCGTTCAGATGCGTGGACAAGATCCAAACTCTGGTAAAGAAGTTGATGATTACGCTTGTGCAATTGCTTGGACGCCAATGCTTCTTGTAGAGAATGCACTGCACACAAGGCACACAGGAGCGGCTGTAGAGTCGTTCCGTAATGAGATGGTCAAAGCTAACGAGTCATCTCAGGCATTGCTTAAAGCTACCGCTGAAGCATCTAGTAACTTGATCCAATTCAAGGAGATCAATTAATTATGAAACTTACGATTATTCGAGATATGGGTCTGGTACTTATCGATGGCCGCGGCTACGATGAGCTAGATATGACTGGCGTTCCTGAAGAGATCCATGCACTACAATGGGATGGCGAGAAAGGCGAGATCGAGTATGTCTCAAGCGATAAGCCAAATGAGCTAGTATCTGTAATGCCATCATGGGCTAGTGCTAAGTCATCTGAAGTCTACGCACTACTTGCGGCTGATGATAAGAAAGAGGCTGATGCTAAAGCGGCACACGAAGCTTATCTAGCATCTGATCAGTACGTTAAAGATACTGCTATTGAAGAGTCTAAAGAATACCTATCATCTACTGACTGGGTTGTTGTTAAGATCTCAGAAGTATCTGCTACTGGTGACGCATCTGCATTGATTACAAAGTATTCTGACATTCTAGCGAAACGAGCTGAGGCGCGTGATACAATTAATGCCAATGGCGGTTAAGCGAGGCTATCATGGCGTTAATTCCACTACAATTACCAGCAGGTATTTACCGCAACGGTACTGAATTCCAGTCTGCCGGTCGATGGCGTGACTCTAACTTGGTTCGTTGGATTGATAATACAATGCAGCCAATCAAGGGCTGGGTTGAGCGTACAACAGATGAAGCTGATGCACCTTTGCGTGGCTCTATCGCATGGCGTGACAACCTAGGCAACCGATACCTTGCGGCTGGTAATGCTAGTCAGCTTGTAACGTACCTAGATGACGGCACTCTTGTCGATATCACTCCATCTGGCCTGACATCTGGCTCAGTAGACGCTACAGAGAACAACGGCTTTGGTGGATACCTGTATGGCCGTGGCTACTATGGTACAGAGCGCCCTGATACTACGTCATTTAATCCTGCTACAACTTGGGCATTAGACACATGGGGCGAATACCTTGTCGCTTGCTCTGATGCTGACGGCAAGATCTACGAATGGCAGTTAGATCGCGGTACTCCTACAGTAGCGGCTCAGATTACTAACGCTCCTACAGGCAACCGCTCAATCGTTACGACTGATGAACGATTCATCTTTGCACTTGGTGCAGGCGGTGATCCTCGCAAGGTTGCTTGGTGTGATCGTGAAGACAATACAACATGGACTCCACTGGCTACTAACGAAGCTGGTGACATCATTCTACAGACGTTTGGTGACATCGAGTGTGGACACCGTGTACAGGGTCAGACGCTTGTTCTAACTACTCAGGACGCACATTCTGCTACATACATTGGTGGTCAGTTCGTATACTCATTTGAGCGTGTTGGTACTAACTGTGGAATCATGGGTAAGAAAGCGGCTACAACTGTTCAGGGCACTTGTTTCTGGATGGGTAAGCGTGGATTCTTCATGTACCAAGGTGGCGCAGTAAAAGAGATCCAGTCTGAAGTAGATGACTATGTATTCTCTAACATCAACCGCAACGCAGGCTCTAAAGTTGCCGCTGTAGTTAACTCACAGTACAACGAAGTGTGGTGGTTCTACCCATCAGACGAGGCTACAGAGAACGATTCATACGTTGTGTACAACTACCTAGAGAACTTCTGGTACGTTGGTCACATGGGTCGTACTACAGGCGTTGATCACGGC